GGCGATTGCGTAGCCAGCGAGGAAATGCGCTTGCTTGTCGATTGGAAGTTTCATACTCCCTCTGCTTCAAGCGCTTCCTTGATAGCTTGCTCTGCGGTTATCAGGTCAGTCATGCTGACATAGCTCACACAGTCACCCGTATATTCTCCGCTTACCCTTCTCCAGTCCACAGAGCCAGCAGATAGGTTGATATTCTTGACTTCCACGACTGTTCCGCTTGTTAGTGTAATTTGCATGATGCCTCCCTAGTCTAAAATTCTGCCGATGATTGTTGTGGTAATAGTTCCGGTGTAGTTGGCACTTGGTTTAATTACCAGCTTACGGTTTGTGCCATCGTGATTTCTATTCGCCACTGTGCAATCCAGATATGTCGCAAGCGCAACAGAAGCTACCCACCGCGCAGTATCTGAACCATCGCCCAGAATAATGTTCACGCCTGTTGCCGAGCAGCGCATCGTAATAGATTCGTTGCGGATATTATCTGACGGGAGGATAGCTTCATTTACTCCGCCCAAATACTGAGCTTCCTGCGTACCAGCCCAAGTATTAGACCATCGCACCTCAAAGTCTTTTTTGCGTCTGGCAGTAGTAGCTCCTGCAATAGGCAGCTTGGCATGATTGCCGTTGCCGCTTGCATCAAACCACTGTCCGGGTTCTGGCTGGATACCTTCTGGAGTGAGTTCTAGGGTTGCTCCTGCTGCGTAAACTTTCAGATTGCTAATAATAAGGTTACCCGCAGTCCCTATAGAGTCTGATACGGCGAAGTTAACAACGCCTGTGCCGCCAGTAATACAAACAAACACTGAAACATTATGGCCGTTAACAGCGGGAGAAGCTGTCGCGCTCCAATTTACTCCACCTACTGAACTCTTCAGGAATAAAAATGCGCCTGTTACATTACCGGTAAATTCCGCATCATATTCTGCAATATAGGTTTTGCCTAATACGAATAAAATCTCGTCGGCTGTTCCGCAGCCCTTTGTACCTGCTGTTGATTTAGTAAATGTACCACCGGTGGCCGAAAGACCGGAAGAAGAGTCAAAAGTACCGGCTCCCATGCTGCTTACATTCAATGTAGTCTGCTTCGCCCCCTTATCCGCAAACGCTACGACATTCCTGCAAAGGTCTAGTACCTCTGATGCTGATAGTGCACGGTTGAAGGTGTATGCGGATTTGGCGCGGCCTGCGTAACGGACTGTTGATGTTCCCAATATATACAGCGCACCAGTATTATCTAGGTTATATCCAGCATTTGTCGTGCTTGCGTAGGGAATTGTTACGACAGCCCCAAGCTGGACTCCGTCTGCAAAGAATGTAACAGACCCATCTGCTGATGCTGTCTCCCGTACTACGACTGCACTTACCTTATGTGCTGTTCCGTCAATGAATGAGTTAGCAACTGTTGATATGTAGAGTGTGTAGGTTGTGTTACGCGAGATAACAACTTGTAGGAATCCAGTTCCAGTTACTTGAAAGTACCATTGGATATCCGCAGATTGAATCTTGGATATAAACAATACTGCTGCGCCCGGCGTCCAGCCCGGCAGACTACCTTCCCAATGCAGCGTAAAGCTTCCAGTACCGAGGTCGATGTTTGCATTATCTGCGACTTGGATTCCATTCGAGCCGGAATCTGCTGCTGTCATGTTTATCGACTGGGCAAGGGCGGTTGGGTTGTTGTTGTTCGCAATCTGGGATTGAACAAAAGCAGTAGTAGCTCCAGAAGTGTCTGAGTCGTTGTCGGATATGGCTGCGCTGATCGTTAGGTTATTTACAGTAAAATCCTGCGCGGCATCGCCTGCAAGCTTTGCCTTTTCAGCATCGAGTTCGTTGATGGCCGCCTGAACAGTGGTGGCGGCGATATTTCCAGCAGGAGTGATTCCTACATCAGCCGCATTTATTCCTGGCGCAGACGTAAAGGCGTTAACTACATTCGTGCCGTTGCAAAACAACAACGCCCGCTCGCCCTGCCCTACCACCACTCCAGTTCCGGCTGGAGTCTTAAACGTCAGCGTGTAAGCGCCTGTCGTGGCATTCTCGAATGCAATCAGATGGCCTTGTGCAGCAGGCACTGTCATTGACCGATTCCCGGTTAATGCGCCTGTAGCTTTGATAAATGCATTGCTGGCTTCGGTCGTGGTCAGCGCCACATCCGCAGTGGTGATTGCCTTTGATAGTGCGCCGATCCATTCAGCTTGAATTTGTGATGGGGTTTTAACAGATACAGATGATCCGGTTGCCGGGTTTGTTAAACTGACCGAACCAAGCGAAGTCAACCATGTCAGCAGCTCATCCAAAGACAGGTGCCACTTGTTAATCATGTCGGCCAGATTCAGCGCCAACTGCGCATTGGTTGTGCTGGTGAAATTACGGATGATCGCGTATGCCTGCGCGGAAAGCGTTGTCCCGGCATAGGCGCTGGCCAACGTCAGGTGCGTGTTATCGGTGACGGACAACACCTCGTAGAACTTTGCCCCGTCCAGAGTGAACAGGTCGCCCGCTGCCGCCTGGGTTGCCCACAGCGTATCGCCGCCAACTACCGAGGCAGAGCCATTCGTTACGGATACCGAGCCTGATTTATACCACGCCATGATTGTTTTCTCCTTACGCGCCTCGCTGCGTCATTGGGGTAACGTTCGCGGGTGCTGTCGCGGCATCTATGGTTGTTTTTGCGCCAAGCGACGAGTTGAATGAATTGAGGTGGTTGATTGCACGCTGGCCGTTTGCGGCGTAGTCGGCGTCTTTCGAATAAGCCCGATACAGCAGGTAGTCCAGAATCACGTTGGCGTAAATGTCGTCCAGATTGATGACAGTTGCATCATTGCCGGCAGGATCAAGCGCGCTAGCGCCAAGCGCATGAGCTGTCGGCACACTCGAATAAGCCAGTTCGATCTGCGCCAGCGCTGTTGCGGGCGGATAAACCAGGAATTCTTTTGGGGTGCGGATGTCGAACATCCAGTGAACGACATTTACCGACTGCGTTTCCGCATGCCACCCGGACAACTGATCGTCCAGCACCCGTCGATCCACAAAACGCACCGCGCGCTTGTTTGAGGTCGCCGCCATGTTGCGGATCACGTCCAGCACGCGCAGGGCGGTAGGCAGGTTGATCGTGCCTGCGTCGCTCAATTTCTGCCGCGTCCCGGCGGCAAGCGTGACAGTGGCGGTTTGCGAATTGGCGTCGGGCCGCAACAAAACAATTTCCTTGTAGGCATCGTTGATCCAATCCTGCAACTCCAGTCTCGTCCACCGCACCGCCCCCTCATCGTTAAGTATCTTCTCTGCGCGCCGAACGATGTCTATTACCTTTGTAGTTGCCATACATCCCCCTTAAATAAATCGAGCCTTCACCCTGCGCGCCGTGCCGTTCATACCATGAAAGGCATCGGTTGCTGCTGAATCCTTCGCCTTCTGGAAAAAGGCCGCATTGTTCAATGCCGCACTTGGGTTTTCCCATGGCGTGCCAGTCATAAATTGCAGCTTCGACTTCGCGCCGGCTGCCAACGCCTGCTTGTGCTTCGTGTTCAAGAAGTCCGGGTAAGTCGTCGCAGATTCGCTGATCGTCAGCGCCGCGCGGACCTTGACCTCCTGCACCGAGACGGGGATACGGAACAGCGATAGGTGATCCCCGCCATCCCGCGTGTAGTATTTAATCGGCGGTCCAGTCAGTTGCTCCCACTGGTCGCCATGCTCATCGTCCAGCGCGTCCTCACTTGTGGCCTCACACCGACGCCCACCGACACTCACAGACTTCAATCTGACAATCTCACAGTCAGCTGGCTTGGTGAGCGCATATTCAGTAACGTCAGCCTCGGTATTTATTGCTTGAAGAGCATCAATCCAGATTCCTGTTTCCAGCAGAAACTCTCGAACTGCATCACGGATAGCACTCTGCGCTATCGGGTACGGAACCCCATGGCACTCCGGGATCACCAGCGGTTCGAGGTCTGCCAGAAGAGCCAATTACGCCACCAATGCCTTGATGAGAGACTTGCGCAAAGTCGATACCGGCGCGTTGCCGTTCACCGGCACATTGTTATCAGCGGCCAGCGCCAGCAGTTCTTTCTTGCCCATCGCGTTGATCTCGGCAGCCGTTACTTCGCCGCCTGAATCGTCGCCACCATCTTCGGGACCAGCAGGATCGACAGTAGCTGCGACCTTCTTCTTGCCCTTTGCGCCAAGCTCTTCGTAGGCTTCGCTGATTTCCAGAAAGCGATTGATGTGCTTCTGGTTTGTGACTTCTGCCACTTGATTGCCGTCACTGTCCGGGGCGAAGTGATACTCCGTCTCGTCCAGTTGAATTACTGAACCGCCTTCGCGGTTGCATTTACATTTAATGAACATAGCTACCATGCCTCCTGTTGGTTAATGCGAAAAGCGAATGGGCCACCCGGAAGCGGCCCACCCAATCACTTACGCGCCGTAACGGGCCGCGCGGTAAAACAATGTGAAGCCGATGGTGCCGGTCGTTGCGCCGGTTGCTGGTGCGGTCGTGACCTTGAGGCCAACGACACGATCAGCAGTAGTCGGAGCGATGCGCGGAGCCAGAACACTGTCCATACGGACCAGACCAGCGGCTTGGCCGACAGCAGCAGCAGCACGGAACTCGGCATTGGTGCCAGCAGTGAAGCCAACGGCCATTGCCAGCGCCGGGGTGCCGCCTGTGTCCAGATCGTCGGTGTCGATAGCGAAGTCAACCGGCACGCAGTCGGCCGGCAGTTTCACCATTTCGATCACATCGTTCAGGGCCAGAGCAGCAGCCAGATCGATTTCGCCGCGAACGGCATACACCTCACCGGCAGCATCCGGCGAGATAGAGGGTTGCTGCGCAGAGGCAGCAGATGCAGTGATAGTTGCCATGTTGTTTCTCCTTTGTGTTTGAAGGTATGGTTCAGGAAGGGCGGCAATTACTGCCGCCCATCACTGATTAGCCCGGGTTGGCCGCAGCCGAATCCACCGCGATGCAACCGAAGTCAGTACCGTTGAAGCGGGACTTCTTCACGCCGAAGATCGAGTTGGTGGACACAACCAGTTGGTTGCCGTTGTCGCGGCTCTCTTCGTGCCAGTCGAAGCGCATTCCGGTGCCAGCGGAGCCGAAGGCCACGACGCCAGCCTGAGTGCCCATGAACAAGGCACGCGCAGCAGCCACGTTCGCACCAGCACCGTAGTCGGAGAAGCGAATCACCGGCTTGGCTTCGTGCAGCACCACGTTGTTGTACATGCCCAAGCCGCCCTTGAAAATCGGGGACTTGTTGCCTTCGGCGGCAGCAGCAGCCTTCTGCAGATCGAGCCAGCCACCAGTGCCAGCATCGCGCTTCAGGTCATACTTCTGCCATGGCGACATCACCAGAACGAAATGCTCTTCACCATCGATCATGATTGGTTGGATCGAGGGGATGCCCTCGGTGCCGCCGCCCATCATGGTCGCCTTCGCAGCCAGACGGTCGATGACGGTCAGCGTCATCTTGTCGGTGGCTGCCAAGGAAGCCTTGCTGTTTGCCGCACCTGCGTACAGGATGTGGTCGGTATCTGGCGCTTCGAGAGCGTTCCCGGCGAAACCGGTATAGCTCAACGGGAAGGTGTAGTCGGCATTCACGCCACGCGCACCGGAAAGGTAGATGAACAGCAGCTCGTCGAACACACGGCTCCACCAGTCGGCCTGACGCTTCTTGGCGATCATGCGCAGATCGTGCAAGGTGCGCTTGCGAGTCATGCGGCCACCCGCGTTCACACCTTGGCGCATCTGGTCGATGAACACGTTGTCGGTGTAGAACTTCAGGTCTTCTTCTTGGCCTTCGAGGACATCATCACCTTCGACCGGCTGCA